TGGTCAAACATCTATTGCTACTAAGATGGATAATCTAATAGAAGAGGTTAAAGAAATAAAGGACACTGTAGAAAGAATTGATGCTGATGTAGATGATATATTAAAGGCGCGAAAACCCTCTACATTTAGAGGATAACACTAGGAGATACTATGCCATTATCAGAAAAAGAAATTATGCTTGACATCCCTGCTCTATTTGCTTTGATCGCAAAGCTTATACGTTTCAGCAAGGGCGGATTTACTAAAGAGGAATCACAAGAACTAGGAATGGATCTTGTGTCGTTAGGGCTTAGAGTAGGTACTCAGGCTGTAGATAAACCCATCTTTAGATAAAGGAAATGGGGACTGGGACCGTATAGGATGGTCGCTTGCCTTGCACGCAGGAATTCAGATGGGAGCATTACCCATAGTCTCCACCAATAAGAACGCTTGGGGTTAGCTAAAAAAGCTCCACCATACTAAATAAACGAAGAGCCTCTGATGCGGAAAGGTACATGCTACCATAAACATCGAGGCTCGATTCGTATTAATATACTACATCTATTAATCTTAAAATATCAATTAATTATTAATATTTTATTTATTCCTTGCAAATACAATAATACTCTACCTATAATATTATTAACAACTGTAGGAGATTTTACATGTATATTCCAGATTTCAATAAAGAGAATAATAAACACCAACAATCTATCAATGCGCTTAAGAAATATTTCCTAGGAGATGCTCTACTAAAAGAACTACCAGGAAAGAATGATCTTGGTTACGATTTACAGATGGTCTTTATTGAAGATCTGCATACTGTCTTCAACGTAGAGATTAAATCAAATACTGGATGTTCATCTGAAGGAACTAACTACTCTACATTTATTATTGAAACATTTTTAGATCACGAAATGGATAAGCTTCCTGAGTGGCGTCTCACTAAGGATCTTCATTACCTTATCATCATTAACCGCGCTAGCAAACGCGCCTACGTGTACAACATCGAAGCCTTACGCGCATACGTCTCTAAGAATGAATCGCGTCAGGTTTCTTCTGGAGTGGGAATAGGACAATACTCTAAGGCTACTAAGAAATGTAGTTGGGGTTTAAAGATTAACTGGAACTGTAAAGAAGCTGGATGTGAATCAGAGTTAGATTTGTCTTCTGTGTGGGAATAAGATGACTATAGACAAATTCTTATCTATTATAAGACTGACACCTTTCTCTTCCAAGGTAGTAAAAAAAGGAAGAAAGCAACTAGTAGAGATTAGTTACCAAGGTATGATTATATTCTATGTAACTATCAAAGATGGAGAATTAGAGTTGAACTCTATACACCCCTCAAGCCAACAATACAAAAATTATCTATTACAACGTTTACCAAAAGAGGAAAATTAAAATGTTTAAACCAGACAAATACTATCGTGGATGCCCAAAACTAGGAAGAGGATTACCTGTTGAAATTGAATTTGGTAGACAACATATTCAAATTGAGAATGAATGGTTTTTAGATGAGCTAGTTGAACCCGAATCTCCTGAAGATAAAATAATTGATATTATTGATGGGCATTATGATGTCCGTTTAATGATAAGCGATATCGACATACTCCCGTTTGATTTTGATGATTTAACAACATCTGTATTAACAAAGGAAGAGTATGAGATTTTCTACAAACATTATGTAGAAGATAAAAGCTTTAGGGCTTTAGGTAAGGAAATGAATTGTTACTATACGAAGGTATTTACAATTTATAAACGAGGTCTTGACAAGATTCGTAAAGCAATGCTTGAAATGAATAATATAGAATCCTAACAATAATCAATCAGTTAGAAGATGGAGATTGTATGGCAATAGAAAAAACAAATACAGTAAAGGTTGATGAAGAAGAAACTAAGGCTAGACGACAGGTTACTAAGGAAAGAATCTGCAACAAAATTGGTAAATCTATGGAAGCCAATGATGTAGATGCTGCACTCTGGCAACTCGGAAAACTATTTGTATTGGAGTTAAAAGCTTCTAAAACTGGTTCTAAAGAAATGAAAGCAGTATTAGCTTCCTTTAGTAAAATGTTAATTGATATTAAGAGATCAAATCCTTCATTAGAAATAGATAAGGGAGAATTACTCCAAGAGCTTTTAGAATATATGTCTATTGGGAAATCGAACAATGAACAAGATAAAGAATAGTTTTGACAGTTTAGCATTATCAGCTTTCCAAAAAGAGATTAATGATGTATTCACGTTTATTTCTAGACTATGGATTGTAGATAAGAATGGTAATATGAGAAGGTTAATTATAACCTCTGAGCAAAGATTAGTTATTGAGGCTTTATTATTGGGGTATAACGTTGTTGTTCTAAAAGCTAGACAGCTTGGGATAACTACAATTGTTAGAGCATTTCATTTTTGGAAAGCATATACAGCAAAGAGTCCTATTAAATGCGTAGTCGTTTCTCACAAACAAGATTCGGCTGATGAAATCACCTTAAAAGATTTTACCTTCTATGATAAGCTACCTACTGTTTTAAGGAAGCCACTAAAGAAGCGTACAAGCTCTGGTCTTAAATTTATGTACTCTCATGCAGCAATCTCTTCTCATACTGCTGGTGGTCATGGTGGTCTACGTTCTTTCTCAGTAACCGACCTTCACATTACAGAACTATGTTTCTTTGAAGATCCAGATGAATTATTAGCTACAGCATTGGCAGCATTGAATGGTGGTCAAGCCATTATTGAATCAACAGCTAAATCATATGGTGATCCGATGCATCGGCTTGTTGACAAGATTCAAAGGAATGAGCTACAGGGAAACTGGAAACTATTATTTTTTCCTTGGCAAGATCATCTAGAGTATTCTTGCAAAGAGGTTCCTCCTGATTTTGTAAGAACAGCAGAGGAAAATAGATTAGCTAGTTTATATGATTTAAATGACAATCAAATACTCTGGAGGAGATTAAAGATACAAGAGATAGGTCTTGTTAAATTTAATACAGAGTATCCTGCATGTTTAGATGATGTATTTGCGCAAAAGGGTGACTGCTATTATTCAAACAATGACATAGAAAATTTGGAGGTGTTTAGTTTACCAGCAAATGTAGAAGAACATTACATTGAAAATTCAAGCGAGAAAGATCTATATGGAATTGGAGTAGACGTGGCTTCTGGTAGAGGGAGAGATTATAGTGTAATAACTGTATTATCAAAGACGACATGTAATCCTGTTTATATTTATAGAAGCAAAGAAATAACTCCACCTTTACTAGCTTTAAAAATACAACACATATCTATTGAGTATAATAATGCATTGGTGTTAATTGAAGAAAACAATTGGGGTCTGCCTGTCTTGAATGAATTGAAGAACCTTAGCTTTACTAATTTATGGAAAGATACAAACGGTTCTAATTGGGTAACAACTATGAAATCAAAATTGACTCTACATGAAGAATTAAAAGAAGCTATTAGAAAAGGAACTATAAAAATATTAGATTATGTTACTGTTTCTGAATTAAAAGCTTTAGTGTTAAATGATAAAGGTTTAGCTCCTGAAGCTGTACGCGGATCTACAGGACATGGTGATAATGTTATTAGTCTTGGGCTGGCTTTTCAATGTTTAAAGAGTGTGAAAGAACCTGAAACTGTTTATCAGAAATTTAAAAAGATGAACGCTATGCATTCCTTTCAGAAGAAATCTAATCCGTTTGGATCTGGTATAACTAGAAAATTTTAAGGAGATAAAAAATGTCAAACAAATCAGAAAGATCTAAGCTTATTGCTTCAATCTACCAAAGCCACAAAGAGTATTGGGAAACAGCTCGACCTGATCTTGAACGTTATCGTGATATCTATAACATAGATTTCTTTGGAAATGATAATAAAGGGAAAGAAGATGATATGACAATACAGGTTCCTGATGCAAATTCATTTGTTGAAGGGTATGTAGCATCTTTATTTAGCAAGGCTCCATCTGTTCGCATTGGCAAAGATATAAAAGCAAACAAAGGAGATCCTTCTATTGTTGAGGCTGTAGTAAATAGATT